GGTTTCTATGGGAATGGTTGTGAGGAATGCCGTTAATTGCAGTATAGGTTCCTGTTAAGCCATTAACATGAGGCGTATCATTAAAGTCACTAAAGTGGTGAGCAAAAGGTCCACCGGCTGCGTTTCCGCCATGATCTGCATCCCAGTTTCCATACACCTGATTATGAGTATGATGAACATTTCCTACATGTACATAACGATATGTATAACCATGCAATCTGTTCTGCGTAGCAGGAACATGCCCTCCATGTGGAAGGGCTGGAGCTGCAACTGAAGCATGAGGACCAGTTGTTCCATCACCAGTTATATAGTGAGCTGAGTTGTCAGCGAGGTGAGTTAGTGTTTGGTTAGGAGCAGCACTACCCGCACTTCCTGTTGAGCTATTTGCTCCAACATTTGCATTTTGCCCTTGAGCCAAAATTGTTCCTGATCCAGTGATTTGCTTGGCAACAATGAGGACAATACCCCCGCCGATTCCGCCAGTTCCTCCAGCAGACGCAGGTGGTGTTGTTCCGGCTGTACCGGCTCCACCTGCAACAAGAGGGTTCCTTGTAAGAGAAGCAGCACCGCCTGCTGTTGCAGGGGTTACGGTTCCATTAGCCCCAGTTACACCACCGGCTCCGCCTCTTATTGCAGACACTGTTCCTGCGGTATCTACTACAATTCCAGATATTAATAATTCAAGATTTTTCTTATCCGAATCGGTTATTTGAGAAGCTGTGAAAGTATTACCACCCGAGTTTCCTCCGAGAGATTTTGCGATATTACCAGAACTAAGGAGCATACGCTCTGCAAGGGTCGAATTAAAATAAAGTTGTTGTGGGATGACTCCAATATTTCCATCAAGAGTCAAAGATCCCTTAACAAATACACGATAACCATTAGTGTTTAGATGAACACCATTATTAACCGTTAAATTGTTATAATACATATCTCTAGACAGTGATGTGTTGGAAGCAATTACTGTGTTGCCGTCTGACCCCGTTCCGTAAACAGAGTCATTACCGATTCTCTGTACTTTTGCGGGTGAACCGAATTTCTCTAAGCCAGCCATATTAAACCAATTGGGAGTAGATTACCGAACCTGAAACACAGCTTGTTCCGCCAGTCACATCTGTTGTGATTCCTGATGGCATTGTTGCGTATGTTGATACCAGAATGATTACTCCACCTCCCCCTCCGCCTGCTCCAGTTGCTCCAGCAGCGTCTAAGAATGAACTTGTGGCTGAAATATACCTTGCTCCAATTATAAGAACTCCACCGCCTACACCGTTTGCTCCTCCAGCTCCGCCTCTAAGGAAGAGTGGGGTTGTATTGCTTGCATTAAGCACATAGCCCTTAATAGACTGAGTTGGCTGATACCAATAACCACTTGTTGTTGTCTTATCCCCAGTTCCGCCTTGAGCTACTGATGGAACAGTTGCAGTCTGTGTTGCACTGTTTCCACCGAGACTGTTTGTCACAGCACCGGAAATACCTCCACCGCCTTGGATTGTTCCAACACCGGAAAATCCTGTATTCATCGTGTATGTGTTTGCTGTACCAACACCGATTGTTGAGTTAGAACTAAGAGTAAGGAGGTTCTTCACAAAGACACGATAGCCAGCCGTGTTTAAAACAACATCTGAGTCAACAGAAAGATTGTAGTAAAACTGATCAGATGTCAATGTTGTATTTGCAGAGATAGTAACCGATCCATCAGAACCAGTCCCGTAAACTGAGTCGGCAGCATCAGCGAATGAAGCAAAAGCATTAAGTGCGGGGTAGCGTTCAAGACCAGCCATTATGCCTCCTCAAAACCCATAAACATGATATTCACAGCAGAGTTTGCGGAAGTGAAAGCAACAAGCTGATCGCTATTTGTAGCATTTGCTGTGTTTCCATTATTAGTAAGGACAATTGAACATCCAAAAGAAATTGTTTCATTCGCATTGATGTTGAATGCGCTCATAAAATCTTGAGTATTGGCTTCTGCGACTCCGGCTGGCTTGAGTCTGATTGTTACAGTTTTGGCAGAAGCTGTTGTGTTGCACATAACAATTTGTTTTACAATTGAAGTTGTGCTTAATGGAGTTGTGTATTGGACAGTGTTAGCCGTAGTAATCTGGGTAGGTCCAGCCAGTCTTTTCTGATTAATAGCCACTACAAAACCTCCATATAGAATTTGATCATATTGTCACGAACAGTATTCTTATTCACCCATGAACTACCATTATATTCTAAAATCTGCCCTAATGCTGGGGTTGTAATAATGACATCGGTTAAAGCATCAAGATCTACAGAGCCTCCGCTGCTAAACTGGACAATTGTATTGGAACCGTTTTTGTAAAAAATCTTTCCATCGGCATAGTTAAGCCCCAGCTCACCATGCTCAAGTGAGGCTGGGACTGCCGAGGCTGTTCCTGAGTTTTTAATTTTAATGGTATTAGCCATTGCTTCCTCCTATCAGAAGGTTCCGCCATCTACTGTATCAGACCAGTTTGGAACACCTGATACAATCTTGAGGAATTGACCTTCTGTTCCAACACCACGCTTGGATAGGGTGTTTGTCGCTGATGCGTAAATCAAATCACCAGTCGTGTAAGAGGTAAGACCAGTACCGCCATAAACTGTACCGATAGATGTACCATTCCATACACCAGTCGCAATGGTTCCAACTGATGTCAAACTTGAGTTTATGATTCCTGAACCCAAAGTGGTATTTGAAAGAACTGAGGTTCCATTTACATAATATGATTTAGCAGAGGCTAGGTTGAAGTGCTCAGAAGATGTCCATGCATCTGTTGCATCGACCCAGTTAAGAGTCTTATCTGTTGCACCTTTAATTGTGAAACCGGCACCGTCTGCAGTCGTGTCTGTTGGTGTATCAACATTTGCAAGAACAATATTCTTGTCCTCAACCGTTAAAGTTGCGGTATTAAGAGTTGTTGTATTACCATTAACAACAAGATCTCCAGTGATTGTAAGAGTATTAGATATTGTAACATCAGCTGGAAGACTAATTGTTACCGCTCCAACGCCTGAGTTAGAAACAGCGATTTGATTTGCAGTACCCGTAAGACCAGTGACAAGATTTGTAGCTCTATCACTAACTTGTGAAGCCGTAATGGAGATTGTTGTATTGCCAGCAGCAGTTAAACGACCATCCGCTTGAACAGTAAAGGTACCTACTGTTCCTGCACCACCATAAGAACCAGCCGTTACTGCTGTATTGCCAAGAGAAACTCCAGCAATAGCACCATCAACATAAGCCTTGGTTGTGGCATGCGTGTTTGCCGTTGGTGTGGGGACAATAACAACACCACTAAATGTCTTATTACCAGTTACCGTCTGGACCCCGGAAAGTGTGAGGTAGGCACCTGAACCAGCAACTGCCTCAACAGTTGTGGCAGTTCCACCTGCTCCACCTGTTCCCTTACCGTAGTAGAGGACATCATCTACTTCATTATATGCAAGTTCTGCATTTTCCAAAGAGGCTGGCGCACCAGCTGCTCCTCCAGAAGCCCTTCTTTTAATTCTAATTGTATTAGCCATTTTAGTAATTACCTCCGTCTAGTAATGTATTTGCTATTGAGTGGATATGATCCGCTCTGCTTACTGCAGAACTGGTGCCAGCTGACCCGGTTCTTGCTATATCTTGTGGAATATCGCTAGAAAGACTCAATGACGCTGCATTAATTGTAGCAGAAACATTTTGTAATACAGTGATATCACTATTTTGCACATTAACAGTTGTTATATCTGTATTACTAATACTTAATTGAGTAATATCAGATTGATTAATCTGTACTGTAGTTATTTCAGCTGGCACGAGTAACATCCCCTTGCACAATCGCCTTACCAGCGAGCAAGGTGGTTACAACTGTACCGTTTGTTTGTTGGATGTCATAGTAATAAGTTCCAGAGGTTATTGTAGATGTTACATTAGCAGCCAGTGAGAACTGAACAACCCCATTTGCTCCATCAGTTATTTGAGAAGTAAACGAAACAATATTGTCCGTTGCAGTACGACCCAGCTTGATTTGACCAGAGTAGCTATGTGAGCTGATATTAATAACAGCGTTTGCACTATTTCTTAAACGAAGCTCATGAACATATGTATCACCAGCATATAAAACGATATCTCTTGCGCCAGCCATGATACTTAAATTTTAGACGATATTACGCTTGTTATCAACAAACGCAGTCTTCACAGCCACATGTACATTGGTCAGTGCATTCACAACCGCAGGTACAACTTTTTGATCTTGACTTTTCTAATTCACTCATCATGCACCGGGCTTTGGCAAAGCCTTCCATGCTGCTTCCATCTTTGCTGCATCTTTTGCAAATTCAGCTTCAAATTCTAGGTGCAACCACTTGCCCCCAAAACTTCCTGCATTATCTTTTGAATCATAAATCTTGACTGACTTTGGGTCCGAGCCTTCACCACGGGAGCAGCGATAACCTCTTCCGTAACCGGGCTTTCCATCTTTAGCATTTGCATCAAATGCATAATCATGGATTTCAACAATACCTAATTCTTTCGTATGTGCAAGGAACCAGTCCCACATAGCAAGACCGACTTTACGATCTGAATAACCAATATCGCATGCAGCTCCAGTTGAGTGAACACTAAGCCACTTTTCCATTCCGGGATCACCAATCTTCTTACCTTCTGTATGAGAGTTTCTCATCAATCTTGCGGAATATATTCCTAGATTTGTAGCCTTCCAACGGCGACCACAAGCGCCAACGAACCACTCAACGCCAGCTCCTGCTTTTTTTCCGTCAAAAGCGGGATAATAGGGGTACTTGCGAGCCATTATTTGGTCTTTCCGAATGCTTGGTCTTTTGGATTTAGGTAACGCAAAACCACTGGAAGGGCTGCAGCCCAAAGAGCGTTGGCTGTCAATTTGATGTCACTGGTTGCAACATATGTTGCAACACCTGCACCGAGTACGCTTCTTGCGTAAGAGGCAAGCATTGCCTTATTTTGTTCTGTAATTTTGATCATATAATCTCCTTCGTGACATTAAATCACTATGTTAACATTATACCTTACTCGTTATTTTTAGGCTGAGTCTTTACTCCGCCAAAGACAGCAGAGATTTCATCATCATCAAGCTTGCCATCATCAAGGAAAGCACTAGCTAGACCCTCAACAACTTTAGCGACTCCGCCAATCCCAGCCATAAAGATGGCTTGAGGGAGATTAACTCCAGCGATAGCGCCAGCTCCAATTACTCCAAGACCAGATGCTCCGAATACAGCAAGTATTCTTAATAAAATATTATTAACTTTAGACATTAATCTTCCTTTTTAATTAAAACTCCAAACATGTGAACAGTAAAGGCAGCAATGGTTAGCCATAGTCCATAAGTTTGTGTTTTGCCGGATAATGTAATTAGAACAATTACACCTCCAGATAGTGTCCATGCCAAAGCATGGAGTTCTTTTAATATTTTTTTAAACATTATCTTCTCCTTGATCGGCTATTACCCCGATCTGTGTTACCGGAACCACCACTTCCTGATGGTCCTCCAGCTCCTCCACCCGATGGTGCAGAACTGCCTCCAGAGGGCATAGGAGCCGTTGTAATCGTTGTTAAAGCTGTTGTTACAGCAATGAGCGCTCTTCTCGCTTTTACATCTATTCCAGAGCCTGTAGGCACATAGTCGTCAAGACCTTCTCCGAAGATGTCAATTTCTCCCTCAAAAGCTTCTTTGATTTCAGTTGGGGCATCGGTAAGTGTTTCAACAAGAGCAGCTTCTTCCGCTAAAGTAAGATTATCAACAGCAATTTCTTGGAAGATTTCTGTAGCCTGATCTGCGTCAATACTTTCCAAAACCTTTGCACTTGTAGCAAGGTCGGTTGCTTGGTCTTCTGTAACACCAAGTTCCAAAACACTGTCAACAGCATTAGACACTTGTTCTTCAGAAACAGAATCTGACTCTAAAATTCCAACAACCGCTTCAAATTGTTCATCTGACAACGGCGTATCTAATACAGAGTCAATAACTGATGCAAATTTTTCATCCGAGATTGGCTCATCAAAAATAGAATCAAGGGCAGCAGAAAATTGTTCTTCAGATAACGGCTCAGAAAAGACTGCATCGACAGCAGCTTCAAATTGGTCTGCACTTAGTTGAGATGTATTGTCAAAGACAGCTTCCACTGCAGCAGAGAAGTTTTCGTCAGACATAGGACCATCAAACACTGAATCAATAACTGATTCAGTGTTTGATGGTCC